GCAAGTTCGTAAACGGTGAATACACTACATCAGCACTGTCGCACGATCATTTATGGGTGCATCACATGGATACTACCAAATTCAATCATGCTGTAACTGAGTGTAGCAGTTTGTTTCATCAGCTGGCACAACACGGTATTGTGTATGCAGGACCAGACATTAGTTCAGTTGATCACAATACACTTAATCATGTACATAGATTTTTTACACACAATCAACAACGCTGTAACATTCAAGAGTTTGGCAACAATTTTCATTATGAATCAGTGATGATCATGTTGGATCGTCTGAACAATTATGTGCATGAGTTAGAATGTTATCTTCTGCGAGGCCCAACAGATATGCCAGTGAGTCAAATTGAAGAAATAAAACTGTATCATCCAACTCAGTACGGTACCTGTGACTGGGTTGATTTGTCTGCGTACAGTCAGTGTCACAGTGATCAACACTACGACATAATACTTGGCTCAGAAATATTGGGCAAAACACTGTTGCAAAGTTACCTGGATCAGGATGATCCAACAGACTGGGATACTTCGGGACATTATGCATCAGCTGGCGGTTTACAAATCGCCCATCAACCTACCAGACAGCAAATTTACCAAAGTGCTAGTTTTGCACATTGGCTTGATCGGTACCATGTCAGCCCTGCTGAACTAAAGTACGACTTCCCTATTGGCAATATACAGGATCGAGACTCAGGACCTTTTCAACAAGTACTAGCCCAGTTGAATCAGTATGGTCCAGGAGACGTGTCGGTTATTTACAGAAAGAACTAATGAAATATTACTGTGCAGATCAATTTAAAACCATGCATATACGCAGCACTAACTCAGGACAGGTCCTTGTGAGTCCTTGTTGCGCAGCACAAACTAAACCGGTGGTTGCTGACAAATTTGATTTTGCTACCAACGATTTCTTGCAACAAACAAGACAGCACACTATTAATGACACACCGGCACCTACCTGCAGCCACTGCTGGCGGCAAGAAGCACAAAATCCTCCCAGTCGTAGATTTTTCAGCAATCAAAACAAAAGCCAAGACATCCGTGTTGAGCTCAATCGTATTGATGTTACTACACAAAACGTGTGCAATCTGGCCTGTATCATGTGCAGCAGCTACAGCAGTAGTTTGTGGGCACGTGAAGAAGGGTTAACTGATCAAGACTACAGCTTTGAAGACAAACTTCGTTTGTTTCGCAATCTGGATTTTTCTCATGTGTATCAAATGCATTTTACTGGTGGCGAACCGCTGATGAGTACAGAGCATTTGAAAATGCTGGGTATCTATGCAGAGTCTTCGCCACTGTCGCAACTGCACATCAGCTACAACACCAATGGCACATTTTTTCCTGACCAGCGTGTGTTAGATACTTGGAGTCAGGTTAAGGCCATTGACCTTGTGATCAGTTTAGACGCCACTGGGGCCGCATGTGAGCTTATACGCTGGCCGGCCAAGTGGGAACAAATTGCCGACAACATCGCTCGATTCTTTGAGTTGAGAAATCAAATGCCGCACCTGAAGATTGGATTTATCAGTTGTGCCAGTAACTACAATCTGTTTGAGTTGGCAGATGTTATAGATTTTGTACGTAGTTATGATCCAGAACTTAAAGTACATTTTCAAGTAAATCACAAACCTAATTTTGCACCGGCACTGATACCCGACAGCATGATCCAACCTGTGGTTGATCGATTGTCTCAATATCCTGAACTGCAACATTTATTGAGTACTGTGCAAACACCGTTGTCATTGATTCAACAACAACATGGCTGGTTTGGTTATCACAAAGACATGACAGCAATGGAAAAAAGACGCGGCACAGATTGGAGATCGGTCTTGCAAATTGGCAAATACGTGAGTTGATTTTGTTCACTAGAGCTGCTACAATAGCAACTCACAAGGAGTATTCTATGGAAGCAAAAACATTCAACGGTGATCAAAAGATCAAGTTGATTCAAATCATCAACGAAGGCATGCAAGTCACTCAAGAAATTGAAACACTTACAGGTGGGCTCAATGACACTATCAAAGCCATTGCTGAAGAACTTGAGATCAAGCCCGGCGTTCTGAAAAAAGCCATCAAGCTGGCACACAAGGCCGAATTTGGCAAAGCCAAACAAGACCACGAACTGCTGGAAACAATTTTGGAAACCGTTGGCAAAACTCTATAAGTACTGTTTTACACAGCGAGTCGCTCACGTTACGAGCATGAATCACGGCTTACCGGCCACAAACGGAGAACAATGAGTTATATCGACGCACTATTTGATCGTGAACACGATCGCATCCACACAGTAGAACGCCGCGATGGCAAGAGAGTCTATCGCGAATTCCCGGCTAACTATGTGTTCTACTACGACGACCCGCGTGGCAAGTTTCGCAGTATCTACGACACTCCAGTGAGTAGATTCAGCACTCGAAACAACAAGGAATTTCGCAAGGAAGTTCGCATGCACTCGGGCAAACAACTGTACGAATCAGACATCAATCCTATCTTTCGATGCTTGGAAGAAAACTACAAGGATCAAGATGCGCCCGAACTGCACACAGCTTTTTTCGACATTGAAGTAGACTTTCACAAAGACAAAGGTTTCTCACCAGTAGAGGATCCGTTCAATGCAATTACTGCAATCTCAGTTTACTTGAACTGGATGGACCAATTGGTTACCTTGGCTGTGCCTCCGCGACACATGAGCATGGAAACTGCTCGTGAATTAGTAGCAGACTTTGACAACACATTCTTGTTTGAAAATGAAGAAGACATGTTGAAAATGTTCTTGGACTTGATCGACGATGCTGATGTGTTATCAGGTTGGAACTCAGAGGGCTACGATATTCCCTACACAGTGAACCGTATCACTCGTATGCTCAGCAAAGACGACACTCGCAAATTTTGCCTGTGGGGGCAAATGCCCAAGAAGCGTATGTTTGAACGTTTTGGCGCTGAACAAGAGACTTATGATCTTGTGGGTCGTGTGCATATGGACTATATGCAACTGTATCGCAAATACACCTACGAAGAACGTCACAGCTACAGTCTGGATGCCATTGCTGAACACGAACTAGGCGAACGCAAAACACAGTTTGAAGGCACACTGGATCAACTGTACAATCAGCACTTCAAGAAGTTCATTGAATACAACCGTCAGGATACTGCACTGTTGGATAGATTGGACAAGAAACTGAGATTCCTGGAACTGGCCAGCGAACTGGCACATGCCAACACTGTGTTGTTGCAGACCACTATGGGTGCTGTGGCAGTAACTGAACAAGCCATCATCAATGAAGCTCACGAACGTGGTATGGTTGTGCCCAATCGACAACAACGCAACGACAGTGCAGACAATCAAGCTGCCGGTGCTTATGTTGCGTATCCACGCAAGGGCTTGCATGAGTGGGTAGGATCAGTGGACATCAACAGCTTGTATCCATCGGCTATCCGTGCCATGAACATGGGTCCAGAAACTGTGGTAGGCCAACTCCGGCCCACTATGACTGATCAGTACATCAAGACACAGTTGGCCAAGAACGGTGGCAAGTTTGCTGAAGCCTGGGAAGGTTTGTTTGGCAGTCTTGAGTACACTGCTGTGATGAACACTGAAGTAGGCACAGAGATTACAATTGATTGGCAAGACGGAACAGAAAGCACTCATAGTGCTGCTGAGATCTGGAAGATCATATTTGACAGTCACCAACCTTGGATTCTCACCGCCAATGGTACTATCCTGACCTATGAGAAGAAAGGTATCATCCCGGGCTTGCTGGAACGTTGGTATTCTGAGCGTAAAGAAATGCAAGCCAAGAAGAAGCAAGCAACTGATCCCAAGGACATTGCGTTCTGGGACAAGCGGCAGCTGGTCAAGAAGATCAACTTGAACAGTTTGTATGGCGCTATTCTCAACCCTGGTTGCAGATTCTTTGACAAGCGTATTGGGCAGAGTACCACACTCACAGGTCGTGCTATTGCTAGACACATGGACGCCTACATCAACGAGTGTGTGACAGGAGTGTATGATCATGTGGGCGAAGCAGTGATCTATGGCGACACAGACTCCTGCTACTTCAGTGCATGGCCTGTGCTCAAAGCTGAAGTGGAGCAAGGTCGTATGGAGTGGAGCAAGGAAACTTGCATTGCCTTGTATGACAGCATCGCAGATCAAGTCAACGACAGCTTTCCAGGCTTTATGGAACAGGCGTTTCATTGTCCCAGAGAGATGGGTGAGCTGATCAAGTGCGGTCGAGAAACTGTAGCCGATCGTGGTTTGTTTATCACCAAGAAGCGATATGCTGTCAACGCCATTGACATTGAAAACAAGCGCCTGGATGTAGACGGCAAGATCGGCAAGACCAAGGCCACCGGTCTGGATCTAAAGCGTAGTGATACGCCCAAAGTAATTCAAGAGTTTTTGTTGGAGATTCTCAACAAGCTGTTGGCTGGTGCTCAACGTGATGAGCTGATTGAGCATATTCGCGCATTCAAGTATGAGTTCATGGAACGACCAGGTTGGGAAAAAGGTAGTCCCAAGCGTGTGAACAACTTGACCAAATATGCCGCTGAGGAAACCAGGCTGGGCAAAGCCAACATGCCCGGGCATGTGCGAGCAGCCATCAACTGGAACAACATGCGACGAATGAACGGCGACAACTATTCAATGCAGATTGTGGACGGTATGAAAACCATTGTGTGCAAGCTGAAGTCCAATGCCCTGGGTTGGACTTCAATTGGTTATCCCACAGATGAACAAAGACTGCCCACATGGTTTACTGAACTGCCGTTTGACAATGCCCTAATGGAAGCAACTGTTGTGGACCAAAAGGTTGACAACTTGTTGGGTGTGTTGGGCTGGGACTTGGCCTCGGCTACTAACACAGAAAATACTTTTACTAGCTTGTTTGATTTTGAATGAAACTTAGTACCATTGTACATTACCGCAATCAGTTAGACACAGTGAGCGTACAGCAGATCTGTGATCAAACTGAGCATGAGCTGGCTGCAATCAATCACATTGTGGCCAGTCAGGAGCATGATGTGGGATTTTACAAGGCTCGTATTGCCAAGCGCCTGACTTCAGTGCATGAATCTTTTGATCAGCTGGTTCGGGTGTTTGATGGTTTAAAAACTGATCTAGACACAGCTATACAAAAACACCAGGCAGCGTACTACGAAGAAAGTACTAGATTGTACAAGCAGGAAATATGTCACGAAACACCTGAACATATTTTGAGTCGTCAACTGGCAATCGATGATGACAGTAACTTGTTGCTGCGTACTAGACTTCGTAACTACACTGATTGGCGCATACCTGGTATGATCATTCGTCCTGCTCACGAATCCTTCATTGAAGAAATGGTTCCATTGGATCCGTTGTATGTGGTAGATCAGTCACAGGAACTGATCGATCCAGCGGTGTCTCGATTTAATGAAACTTATCGTGCTCGGTTGAGACAGTATGCAATCAACGAAGACGATGAACAAATATTGGGCAAGCTGCCCGACAACCAGTTTGGATTGATATTTGCCTACAACTATTTCAATTTCAAACCCATGGAATTGATCAAACAGTATCTAACAGAAGCATACCAAAAGTTGCGGTCTGGAGGTACCATGATTATGACCTACAACAACTGTGATCGAGCACACGGAGTTGCACTTACAGAGCAACACTTTATGTGCTATACTCCCGGATCAGAGATTGCAAAATTTGCCGAATCTATAGGATTTGATGTGACTTATCAGCACACCGGCCTAGCAGATTTGTCCTGGATAGAACTGCAACGTCCTGGCGAAATTGTGTCCCTGAGAGGCGGACAAACTCTAGCCAGAATCGTTGCACGATCTAAATAAACCCTGTATACTTAAACATTAGGAGAAACTTATGAGAGACTGTCTTTTAGACTTGGTAGAGCACACTTTTGATCTTGGTTGTATTGACCTTGTGAAGATTGTAGGCGACGACAAAACTACTCAAATCAGCGGCCTGGCCGAGGACTTGAGTGTGGTAGTGCAAGGCAACTACCACAATCCTGTAGCTGACTTTGTGGGCACATTTGGTATGCCCAACCTTAGCAAACTCAAGACCCTGTTGAATCTACAGGAGTATCGTGAGGATGCTAAGTTGACTATTACTCGACGCACACCCGACGAACCCGATGGCATCAATTTTGAAAACAAACACGGTGATTTCAAGAACAACTACAGATTCATGGCATCAGGTATTGTGAATGAAAAACTCAAAACTGCCAAGATGAAACCAGTGAACTGGCACATTGAATTTGAGCCAACTAATGCCAGCATTCAGCGACTGAAGTGGCAAATGAGTGCCAACGTCGAAGAACCTAACTTCCAGGTCAAGACCGAAGGCAACGATCTCAAGTTTTACTTTGGTGATCACAGCACACACGCTGGCAACTTTGTGTTTCAAGGCAATGTGACAGGTCAACTCAAACGTGCCTGGAGTTATCCTGCCAAGCAATTTGCCAGCATCATGGACTTGACTGGTGACAAAGTTGTTCGTATTTCAGATGACGGTGCAGCACAGATCACAGTGGATTCTGGCGTTGCAGTATACAACTACATCCTTCCAGCACAAAGCAAATAATGACCGAACCTGTTGTTCAAGACAATCTCACAGCAAAGCAAAGTGACTATGCTGTGTTTTTGCCTGCTATCAGTGGCTTCTATGCCACGTTTGTGGGCAAACAACGCAACGAGCACTATGTAGATCCTGCTCGTTTCCCTGCAGGCCTTACTGACATGGAGCAGATGAACTGGCTCAACAGTCAGAAGGCTCTGTTTCCATATCGTTGGAGCTTGTATTCAGGTGGTCACGCTAACTTGGACTTGAACAAGCAGGACTGGTCAGAAGACATGGTTCGCAATCGCGAACCTGGTACCTTTATTCTTGGCGACTCTGGTGGATTCCAGATTGCCAAAGGATTGTGGGAAGGTGATTGGAAAGCCAACTCGGGTTGTCCAAAAGCACAAAAGAAACGTGAGTTGATTCTAAACTGGCTAGACAACGTAGCTGACTATGGTATGATTCTTGATATTCCGACCTGGGTTATTCACGACAAGAAAGCCAGTGCAGCCTGTCAAATCTCTACACTGCAAGAAGCTGTGGATGCTACCAAGTTCAACAACGAGTACTTCATGCGCCATCGAAAAGGTGTAAAGAACGGTGGTGCTCGTTTCTTGAACGTGTTGCAAGGTGACAATCACACATCAGCTGATGCATGGTATGAAACCATGAAGGAATACTGCGATCCTGCAAAGTATCCAGACACACACTTTGATGGTTGGTCGATGGGCGGACAGAACATGTGCGACGTTCACTTAGTGTTGCGCCGACTGGTAGCTTTGCGTTATGATAACTTGTTGCAACCAGGCATTCATGATTGGATGCACTTCTTGGGCACATCAAAACTAGAGTGGGCCGTGCTGCTCACTGTTATTCAACGAGCTGTGAGAAAAT